CACGTTGCGAGATGGCTGGTGGGTGGTCCCTGACGGCGCGAGCGCTAGAGATTGCTGGCCCCCCTCCTACCCCAACCAGAGGATTGGTGCGCGGTTTTGCGGCGATGGTGGGTGGCGCACAGTGCTTGCAAGTTGCGCTCGTCATCGGTGCCGCCAAAGGCGCGGGGCAGGATGTGATCGACGTCGGATGCCTTCTCGTAGCACTGGTCGACCATGCACAGATAGTGGTCCGTGAGGACGCGAGCACGCAGTCGCACCCATGCTGAGTCATAGCCGCGTTGATGTCGGCTGCCTCGAGCCGGCAGGTGAGCAGGACAGCGACCGGCGGTGACGAGCTCGGGACAGCCGGGTTGCGCACAGGGCCGACGCATCTCAGGCACTCGTCTCAGGCGACTCTGTCGGTTGCGTCAATGCGCCCGTCCAATGGCCACACCAGTCGGTGGCCTTGACCTCGGGCCATTCGACGCCGAGGACATACGCAGTGCGTTCGCTGGGATAGGAGGCAGGCTGACTGGCTGGTCGTTGCGAAGGGAAGGGTTGAGCGACGCGGCAATAGCCGACCTGGACGCCGTCGAGAGTAACTTGATGGCCGTAGAAGGCAACGGGACCGGCGAAGTCGATAAACGAACAGTTGCCACAACTCTGGTTGGTCGGTTTCGGCATGAGCCTCAGGGCCTTCGTCGATGCAGCCGGCGGGCGCCGTCCCCGAACACAGGAAAGGCACGCTGTCCACGTTTTCTCCTGGCCCGAGGACAGCGTGCCAACCCGTAGCGTAACGCATACCGTCAAGTGAATGATGCCGGCGGCGCCACGTTGTTGCAGCAGGTGTTCACCGATGTTTCACATCGCGCTGCCGAATTCTTGACCGCAATGCATTAGTACGAGCCCACATGCAACGTCGCGCCAGTACCTCATCAGTCGTGGCACCTATAGTGCTGGGCGTCCTTGGGCTGTTCACGTTGATCTTTCTCGCGGCAGCAGGACTCCCGCCCTTCCCCCGCATGGGCGGCACTACGCCCCTGGTTATGGCGACGTCGGCCCGAGCGAAATCCGAGACATCTGTCTATGAAGTCATGCTCGCGGGCGAGAACTCACGCGACGGTGGCCCGGCAACAGTCAAGTTTGACGGCGGCTGCCTTGTCACGGGATCAGATGGTTCATCAGAATCGAAAACCATCGAGGGCAGGACGCCGAGCACATATAGCTATTCAGGTCGCGGAATTTCCTGCAGTTACCAGAAACAAGGTGGAAGCGACAGGCTCAGAGCAACAGTCAAACGCGATGGGCAGATCGTGAAGACTATTGAGACCAGCACGGAATACGGGATCATCAGTTTCGCGATCTGATCACTTACTCGCCGGCGACCGCCTCGAGAAGCCAGGTACGTGGCACGTCGGCGACGTCGATCCATTCAGCACCCAGGACGACAGTCGGGTCGGACTGTGCATCTTCAACCCACCGCAGGATCACGGCGAGTGCAAGCAGGCGTTCCGGACTACGTGCGTCTGACGTCATAGCATCGATCAGCAGAACCCCATAAGGGCTGCGGTTATGCTGAGCCACGTGTACGCAACGCCCACAGCTCGCGTTGGAGAGTCGACCGACGGGTCGCCAGCGCATCGCGCAGGACCGCCAGCTTCTTCGCCCGCGTACCTTCCTGTCGGTCCACGGCCAAAACGAACTCGTTCTCGAGATAGACCATCTTGCGGCCAAGACGGCTGATCCTGCCCTGAAGTAACGAGCCGCGATTCACCTGGTGAGCTCCTCGGCAGGCCCGCGGATGCAATCGTGGCGCCGCGCCGGATACAGCTCATCATGCATCGAGCAGAAGAACGCGCGACACAGCGGACACCAGGTCGCGACGGGCGCCCGGCAGCCGAATTGCTGACACAGCTCGGGCACGGTACTCACCCATGCTCTCAGGGTCATACGCTGACCGGGCGCGGCTGCCACGCCGTCAGCATCTGTGAAACCAGCTCGTAGGATTCGGCGACGAAGTGCAATCCGCCGTCGCGCATAGTCAAGCACGCCTGGCCGTTGCGCTGGTCGCGGAACACGAGCGTGACCTCGGCCAGATTGAACAGTCGCTTGTCCTGCTTATCCGGTGGCTGATGCGGGTCGAAGCCCTGCGATCGGTACAGGGCCGTCAGCTCGATGAATTGCTGTGTCATACGGCATTTCTCCTGTTGCTTAATCGAAATCGCCTCGCAGGAACTTGAACCAGCGGCACATGCCGATCGTCGCGAGGATGCTCGCCAGAATCCAGGTGACGACCACCCAACCCCACCACTCCATCATGGCGACCCTTTCGGTGCAGGCAACTGCAACGGATAGAAGCGCCCGGGCAGTGCCTTGCGCCCGGGCGCACGCTGTTCACGTCGCCAGCGGCTGATACTGTCCGAGGTAGTACGGAAGCCGGCGATGACGCCCTCGCGCGTCGGCGAATAGCTCAGACTGTTGAACATGCCGACGCCCATGTTCTCGCCGGTCTGCCAGGACTCGAGCTCGGCGCCGAGGTAGGCGAATACCCACCCGTCGCGTTGCTTCTCCCGGACGCGCGCGCGCACCTTGTCGAGCGTGGCCCACTTCGGGCTGGCGTTCTCGTAGCCGTCGGTCTGGATGACTACCAGCGCATGATCCTGCGTTCGCACCGAAGGCTCGAGATCCGAGATGGCCGACAGGACGGCGACGAACAACGGCGTGTCGCCTCGAGGCCTGTAGGCCTGGCGGGCGATCGCGTTCGTCTCGTACGTCAGGCTCGAGTCGAACAGGACGTTCAGCTCCAACTGGCCGTCATCGCCGGTCCCGAACTCCACTACGCGTACCGAGGTCTTCGGTTGCCCGACCTGCTGATGCAGCAGCGTGTTGAGCCCCTGCAGCGTCGGGCCTGCGATCGTCTCCATGCTCGCCGAGCGATCGACCAGGATCAGCACCCAATCAGTCCAGTCCAGCAACGGCATCTCGGTCATACCAGTACCCCTTCGCCGCGGACGCTGACGCGCGGCGGCAGACCCGTCAGGTCGCAGACATGGGCGTGGTCCCACACCGCGCCGCACTCGAGACACGGACCGTGCTTGCCGTGGCAGGCGAAGTCGCCGTCGAGCACGCGCAAGGAGATCTGACGCGCCTCGTCATACATTGCGGACCAGCGCTCCTCGGGATGCTCGATGTCGAAGATCTCGACGCTGCGGCTGACCTTGTTCAGCACCACATAGGTGAAGCGCTCCGGCCAGTCCGCTTGCTGCTCGCCGACGGCCCACGAGTACAGGCAGGGTTGCCACGCGTCGCGCTCGGCACGCTTCTGCGACCACTTGCCCATCGTGGTCTTGAAGTCGAACACGCGCCGCCCGTCGGTGCTAACGAGGTCGACGAAGCCTATCGTCGGCGCGCCCCATGCCAGTCCCGTTTCGAGTCGAAATTCCCACTCGCTCTTGCCCGCGAGGCCGAGCTCCATCACCTTGTCGAAGAGCGCGAGCCCGACGCCGGTGAGCTGCGGACTGGCGTCGGCGCCGAGGTACATGGCGACGGCATCCTTCCAGGCCGAGCGGAACTCGCGCTCGCCGTCGCCGCCCTTGTAGTGCACGTCGAGGCCATGGTGCAGTGCCGACCCGAACAGCATCGGTTCCGTCGGGTCGACGGCGAGACCGGCGATGTAGCGCGCGTAGAACTCCGCGGGGCACTGCTGCCAGCACAGAAAACGGCTCGCCGACCAGTGGTCGAACGGCAGCACCTTCTGTTTCTTCATGGGCGTGAACCTGCCTGGAACACGTCACGTTTGGTGTCGCGCACGAGCTGCAGCACGCGTCGCCGATAGCTGAAGAAGTCAGCCTGAGTGCGCTCGGCCAGCCGCGCGTACTCGTCGCAGCGCCGCTCGAGCATGCGGATGTGCTCGTGCAGCGCCTCGTATTCGCTGATGGGAATCGTCATGTACTCGTCGCTCACGCCAGCGCCCCCATGAGTTCTTTCAAACGGTCATAAGCGGTGCGGATGCGAATGAAGTCAGACGTGTTGCCGCCCATGTCCGGGTGGTGCGTCATCGCCAGCGTGCGGAACGCCGACGTGACCTGCGTCATCGTCACCGGCCACTCGAGCCCGAGGTGCATCAGCCACAGATGCACCGCGTCGCGCGGATCGAGCACCGTCTCGCGCGGAATGCCGCCCGCGGACGCAGGACCGGCAGCACCAGCTCCAGACGGAACGCCCATGCAGCTATCGAAGTGGCACTCGTACGTGGGCTCGCTGCCCTCGATGTTCATCGGGCGCCGTTTGCCGCCCGGCGTGGACTCCCAATACACCTTCTCGTGGCACGCCTTGCACGTGCTCACACGCTGCCGATTGCCAAGCGAGTCAGTGATCCACTCCTGCGCCGCACAACTATCGAAGTGCGAGTGCTGCTCGTCGTCGTCGTCGAACGGAAACGCCTTCGCGCTGTTGTACGGCGAGGTGCCCCACCAGATCCTGGAGCGGCAGTTACGACACGTGCCCCAACCCGCCATCAGACGCCTCCCACCTCGTCCAATTCGTCAATTCGTAGGGTCTTATAGTTTTCGTTTTTCCGAGGCTCAGCAGGCATCCCGGACCCCTCGCAGCAAGTAGCTGAATTCGGGTCCGGTACTTACGAAGTAGACGAATTCCTTCTCGGAAAAAACGAACACTATAAGGAGGTACGAATTGACGAATTGGACGAAGATCACCGCGGCCTCCAGTACTCGGTCGGCGGACCCTGAGAAACGTGCACGCCACCACGCCGCTCGAAGACCGCGAGGCCACACTGCAGCAGGAGCTGCAGCGCGTCGCTGATCTTGTCGGCCTTGACGTTGCGATGCAGCAAGCCCGAGATTTCCGTGCGCGTCATCTCGCCGTTGGCGCGCAGCGCGACGATGATCGTGTCGGCGATCGGGTTGCCGGTCCGATTGCCGAAGATCCAGCGCGCACTGTCGTTGCAGTACCGCCACACGGCGAGCCCGGCGTCGAGGTGCTCGAGCTCGATCGTCGACGAGCAGTCGAGCGCCGCGTACAGCACAGCCAGCCGTAGGACCTGCGCTTCGGCACGTTGGGTCGCTGCTCCGAACAGACCCATCACGCCTGTCGACAGCTCTTCGTAACCGGCGTCCCACCGTGCGCCGGCCTCAGGCGACCAGTCGATCAGCCCGTGCGCGGTCTTGACCCACCTCCGTGTGCGATCGAGCGCCTCGGCGTACGCCTCGAGCACGCGCTTGGGTGCGTTGCCGCCCCGCGGCAGGAACTTACTTCGCTTCGCAGCGAACCAGAGGAAGCGATTGGCGAAGCCCGAGGTGATCTCGGTCGGGTACAGGTACTGGCGCAGCTCCTCGAGCGTGATGTGCGCCACGATGTTGATGTGGGCGCCCGTCGCACGCGTCGGGTTCACTTTGACCAGCGTCTCCAGATTGCCGGTGTCCCACGCGTCGCGCAGCGTGGCGGAGATGGCGTTGCCTTCGCGTTCCATCCGCCGCAGCAGCGTGGCCAGCTCGCCCTCGATGATCACCAGCCGCTTATCGGAGACGCCCGGGTCGGTCACTTCGTACTGGTGCTTCTTGGCGTTCCACTTCTCGAGCTTGTCGCGCACCTGGTGGACGAACCCCTCGGCCGAGCTGAGGCCCGAGGCGATGCGCACCGGCTCGTCAGCGTCTTTGAGTGCCTGACGGAACGGTGCTGCGCTGGTGCCCTTCCTGCCCTTGCTGGTGTCGCCCACGATGGCGCCGAAGAACCGCGCCGGATGCGGCATGTCGCCCGCGTGGGCATGCATCTTCAGCCCGATGTAGCCGCTGGCCACGGCGACCGCGTGCGCCAGCAGCGCCGCGGGATCTGCCTCGCTGTGCGGCTCGATGCCGCGCACAACGTCTCCCAACGGACCATAGAGCGCTGCGTCTGCCAAGGGCGACGGCCAAGCAGCAGGCACGATCGGCGGCGTCTGCGTTGGCGGAGTGACTGCTGCCGTGACCGTGCCGTTGAGCGAGATCCGCGGCATGACGTTAGCCAGCTGCCGCCGCGCGATGTCGACGTACGCCTGATCGCTGCGACGGTTGGCGTACTTGAACCAGCCGAGCGTCACGTCTCGTTCTTTCAACGCCTCGACGATCGTCGCCTCGTTGGCGCCGGCGCTCGCCAGCTCACCGGCGATCGCCCACAGCCCACCGCTGCGGTCGTTGTCGAAACCCTTGCCGTTCCACACGTCGCGGTCGATGTCGAGCGGCGGCTCGCCGTTCTCGCCAACGATCGTGTCGCCCTCGAGCGTGGCCGTGGCCGCGGCTGTGCGCCCTTCGACCTGCAGCACGAGCAGTTCGACGGCCCACGCCGGCGGCAGGTTCAGTCCCACGCGTACTCCCCACCGCTGACGTGATTGGACGGAGGAAAGACGGCGTAGCCGTCGCTCATGATGTCGTAGTGGCCGGGCACGCACAGTCGCGCCCGCGGCGTGTTCGGCGGGCGTTGATACAGGAAGTGGCGATGCCCCTCGCCGCCGCCGCTGCGGAACGAAAGCGTTTCGGGCATGCCGCGCGCGATGAACTCCGCCAGATCGTCGATGCCATCGGGTGCGACATCGATCAGGCCGGCTTCCCACAGCGCCACGCCGATGTTCGCGTCCGGCCACATCGTTGGACCCCACCAGCGTCTGACCGTGTCAGGATCGAGCGTGGCGTCTTTGACGCCGTGGTGCAGATTTGCGAGCGGGTGCTTGCCGGGCGTGCACTTCTTCTCGCGCTTCTGGCGCGGCGTACACGAGCATTCGCCATTGACGATCCAATACAGGGGCAGCACCGGCCACCCGCGCGTGACGTACTCGAGGGCCCATTCGAGTCGTGTTTTCACCGTCTGCCTTTCTCCTGGACTTCATGCGGCGAACGTCTCCCAGATCTCCTCCTGATCCGTTGGGCGCCACACCTTGGCGTCGACCCCGCACACCACGAGGTCCTCGAGTACGCGTTTTTGATGGCGGCTGATCCGACCCGTCACGGTCTTCAGCTCGCGCTGCATGTACTTGCGTTTGTCTCGATTCCAGAACTGCCAGTCCAGCGCGCCGTAGGCATCGTCGTGCAGGTCCTCGCGGAAGTGGTGCACGCCCGCCACGGACCCGATGCTCTTGCGGTTGTGGTGGCCGCACCAGCCGAAGCGCTTGGCCACCCGCACTACCCACCGCTCGAATTCGTCTTCGGACATCGCGGAATGTGCCGCTGCGAACCGCGGCGATACGCCAGGTAGATAGCGCCGTTGTTGCGCGCTGAGAGCTGCAAGCGCCACTTTGGATCGCGCAGCGCGCGCTCGCGGACCTGGAAGACCTGTTCGTACGGCTCGCCGAGCTCCTCGATCACCCACCGCGACATGCGCACGAGCTGCTGGCCGTGCACGGCGTCGACCACCTTGAACAGCGCGCCGACGCGGGCTATACGCCACGCTTCGCGTACTCCCGCGCGGACGGCGGGCTCGAGCTCGTGGTGCTTGTATTCGCCGCCGTAGCGCTGGCCCATGATGCCGCTGCGACTGTCCTCGGTGTGCGGGGGATCGAGGATGGCGAGGTCGTAGCTACCGTCGGCGTAGGGCAAGTCGCGGAAGTCGTACGTCGAGAAGTCGACGAGCAGCGGCGTCTCGTCGCGCCAGAACGCGCGGCGCCCGGGCGTGAGATCGATCGCCGTCCGCGCGTCGGGGTAGACCACCCTGATGACGCGGGCGATGATCTCCGCGGTCGGCACACCGTGACTGAAGCGCAGCAGCTCATCGGCAACCACTAGAGCGGGACGGCGTTGTCGCTACCGTCGTCAGCGTCGGCAAGCGTGCGTCCGCGGTTTGAGCGTGGCGCTGCTGGCGTCGGCGACGGCGCCGCCCCAACGGGCTGTGGCGGCGGCTCAGCCTTGCGATACGGCTTGACGCGGATGATGCGCAGGCGCTCGGCGCCCTCGGCCGTGGTGTACCACTCGAGGTCGGCGACCACCATCTTGCCGATCAGCGTCTTCGCCCACCCGTCGATGTTCATCTGCTTGATGTCGTCGTCGGTGAGGCGCCTGCCCATCAGGGCGTTGGCGTACTCGCGCGCTGGCGCGATCTTGCCCGACGACTGGTTGTCGTACGTCAGATCGCCGGTCTGCTTCCACTGCTCGTAGAGCTCGCCGGTCACCTGGTCCTCGACGCCAATGCCCGTGTCCACGTCGTAGACGAGGAACTTGAACGTGAGCATCATGGCGTCCTTGCGGCGATCGCGGTACGCGCTCGGCGACTCGTCGAGCGCACACAGCTTGAGGACCCACTTCTTCGAATCGTCGAGGTCGACGGCTGGTGCAAACGATGCGTTCGGATCTGCTGGCATTGGGGGCCTCTGCCCGGCGCGGTATGAAGCCCCGCGCGGCCACTAGTCACCTCAGGCGCAAGTCCAGGCGCGGGCGCCTCCTGCGAGAAGCCGCTGCGCCAAGAAACGCACGGCTTCGTATGGGTTGAACGGGTCCGAATAGCCATAGGCATAGAACCGCGGCAGCTCGCCCCTGGGGTGGAGCTGAACGGCGCCGAGCTCGCGCGCGCGCCCGATCGAATAGGGGTTGAACGTGCCGCCCGTCTCGCAGCGCACGATCCAGTACAGGCGGTGCCACGAGACGTCCATCTCGGCCGAGGCCTCGTCGATCGCGTAGTAGGTATCGGACGCCGTGTAGCTCTCGGCGTGCGCACGGCCACCGACGAACCACGTGATGACCAGCGTGCCGATCACTGCGCCGTGCAGTGCCCATCGCAGGTACTGATCACTCACTCTTCGGCTCCTCGAGCGGGCCCACCGGTTTGTTGCAGTCGGGGCAATAGACGGGCGCATGACAGTGGCACGCGCACTCGCCTTCTTCTTCGGGCACGGCTTCGCCAGGGGTCGGTGTGGTCATCATCTACGCTGCCTTCTCAGGCTTCAGGCACGGCCGCGGCGGTAGCGGTAGCTCGAGGCGTGCCTTGATGAGCCACACCAGGAACCACTTGGCTGGCACGCCTTCGAGCCTGGCGCGCTCCTTGATGACGGCATCCTCGGTGTCGGGCACGTAGAGCGTGTAGCTCGGCATGCCTGCCAGTCTGTGCAGGCACCTGGTGCCGCGGACAGATCAGAAAATCAAGTTGACGAGGACTGTGACGCCTGCAGTACCGCGGGGCGCACACCCAGCGCCTTCGCCAGCCGCCGCACGCTCGCCGGACGGATCTCGCCGCTGGCCTCGGCCTTCATGACCGTCTTGCGCGATACACCAGCACGCCGGGCCAGCTCAGCCTGCGAGTACGCCCGATCCAGTCTCAGTGCTCGAAGACGAGGGACAAGCACGCGTCCAAAGATGATCACGAGTGGGACATCGATCGAACCAGTCCCACTCACGTCCCACTCCGGTCCGCGCCGGCATGCCGTCGACGCGCCGTTCACGATCCGTTAAACCATTGTTAAGACAGGTGTCATAAACCCAGGTTGGTGACAGATTGACATAGCCAACGCGCCCGGGGGGCGGCAGAATGGGGATAAGGCCTCGAACGGCCGTTCGATTCCCGCAGTGCAGCGCGCGCCCCGCACACGCGCTGCTGTTCATCGACACCACAGGGGGCTAGCGGATGTCGCAGATCGTTGACCTGCAAGGGGGCGCGCGAGGCTATGCATTCGTCTCAGGGGCGATCGACACCCAGGAATCCGTGGTGCGCTCGCTGCGAAACACGTTCCGTGAGAGACCCATAGTGGCCCGCCCGCGCCAAGAGCACGCCCCACACCTGATCCGCCTGACGTGTTCGATCACGCCCAGCGGGCACATCGTCAGCCCGAATCAGATGATGACGGTAGCGCTCGGCTACTCGCGCGAGGAGCTGGAAGGAGCCACCGTGGGCGCCCTGCTGCGGCCTGGCGAGAACGTCCGCGAGACGGAAAGCGACATCTTCCGCAAGTTCGACGCCGTGCGTAGCGGCGAGACCGCACGCGAGACGTTCTCGAGCTTCATGATCGCCAAAGGCGGGGCGCGCGTGGAGGTCACTTCGAGCGTCGCCTGGAACAGCCTCTTCGAACGGTGGGACATCGTCGCCGAGGTCGACGCCAACCGCATGCCATCCCACCCGCAGTTCGCCACGCCGCTCGATCGCGTCCCGATGCTCGAATGGCTCGTCGCACAGCAGCAGCAACGTCTGCGCGAGCTCGCGCTCCAGGTTGAAGACCGCATGGCGTCAGACGCACAGGAACGGCATCTGCGCAGCGTGGCGCGCGACATCGTGCACGAAACACTACTCGACTACGACGCCGAGCACCCGATTACCCCGTTGAAGAAGGCCGATCGGGGTGAGCACCACGGCGGCGCCCCGCGCAAGTACGACGATCCCGAAGAGGTTGTTCGACAAGCCGCGGCACTGATGGCCAGCGCAGATGACTTTTGGGGCATGACCGTGCAGGATGTGTGCGACGGGCTCGATCCGAAACTCACCCGCAACCAGCTCATCGAGTACCTTGTGCGCGCCGGCCGCATGCGCAAGGCCGAGAAGGGCAAACGCGGCGACTCGCTCAAGGAAACGCTACGGGTGCTTGGCCGCGAGGCACTCGAGCGCCTGACCGTGATAGCGATCGCCGCCACCAACGTCACAGTTGGCGTCAACCTGATTTTCTGATGTCGACGCCGGTCAGCCCCGGCAGGCAGGCTGACCACTATGGCCGACGTGCTCAACGCCTTGATCGATCAGTTCGCTGATACCGTCGCACGCCGCGTCATCGAGCGGATCGACGAGCACCTCGAGGCTCGAGGCGGCGGCGTAGCGCAGGACGCATATCGCGTCGATCAGGCAGCCCAGGCGCTCGGCCTGTCTGAGGGCGAGGTCAGAAAGCAGATCGCCACCGGGCAGCTAGGCCACAAGCGCGTGGGACGAGCAGTGCTCGTCCCACGGTCAGCGATCGATGAGTTCCTGGCGTCGGAGCCAGTTCAGCTATCGAGCAAGCGCGGCGCCTGACAGAATCCCGCTCATCAGGTCGGCAGCCTCGCGACTCGTCTCCTTGAGCAGATGGCCGTACGTGTCGTTGGTGATGCTCATGCCGCTGTGCCGCAGGATCTTCGACACCATCCATAGCGGCACGCCCTTCGCGAGCAGCAGCGACGCCGTCGTGTGCCGCAAATCGTGCAGGCGCAGCCGTCGCAGACCGCGCTCCTTCAGGAACGCGGGAAAGCGATGGGTGATGTTGTCCGGCTCGAGCGCCGTGCCTGTGGTGCTGGTGAACACGTACCCATCATCGGCATAGTGGTGCCGAAGCTTCTGCACATCACGCTGCGCCAGGAGCGCCTCGGCTACGAATTCGGGAAGGTCGAGCGTGGCGATGCTCGCGTCGGTCTTCGGCGGCAGATCCAGCAGCCCAGTCTCGCGGTTGACATTGGTCTTCCGCCGCCTGGTGATGCGCTGGAGCTGGCTCGCGATCGTCAGCGTACGCGCGTCGAGATCCACGGCTGCCCACTTCAGCCCGAGTAGCTCACCGCGACGGAGGCCGAGGCCGAGCTTGGTGATGTACAGCGCCTCGTGCTCATCGCCGCGCACCTCCTCCAGGAACCGCAACGCCTCCTCACGCGTCCACGGGTTGATCTTGGACCTGGTGGCCGCCGGCGGCGACACCAGCGCGGCGTAGTTCTTCTCGACCAGCTCCTCGGCTTCGGCCTGCTTGAGGATGACGTTCAGCGTCGAGTGAGCGTTGCGCACGGTCTTCGCCGACAGGCCGCGATCCCTCATCTCGCGGTGCAGCTTCTTCACGTGGTTGGCCCTCACGTCGGCGAGTCGGACGCCGCCAAGGATCGGCACGATGTAGCAGCGGATGTTGGTGTCGTTGGCGTTCCACGACTTCGGGCGCAGGCGCTCGGCAGCGTCCTGGAGCCACGCTTCGGCGTACGCCTTGACGAACACGTCGCGTGGTGGTGGTAGTGGCTTGTCCTGCTCGACAGCCAGTTGAAGCTCGAGCAGCTTTTTCTTGACCTGATCGGTCGGGACGTTGAACGAGCGGCGCTTGCCGTCGATCATCATCTCGATTCGGCTGCGACCAGGGCCGATCTCACGGACGGAGCCAGCGCCGTGTGCGCGCTTGGGCTTACTCGTCATCGGAGTCACCCGGGATCAGCACGAGATCTTCGCCCACAGGCGTGGCGCCCATCGCCTTGGCGATCAGCCCGACGATGTCATCGAGCTGGGCGTCGATCAGATCGAGACGCTCCTCGACTCCATCGAGGCGCTCATGGAGAGCGGTGAATTCGGCCACGACCAGTTCGGTCAGCGGATCTGGCGTCGGCGTGGGCCGTGAATGTGACCGCTTGCTAGAGTTTCGTGTCATCGGGAAGCTCCTCTTCTCGGTGATATGGCCCTACGTCATGTGGAGTGACGTAGGGCTTCTTCATTATAGGTAATTACGCCCATGATTACGCCAAAACGGGTCCTGGGCATCAAAAACCCCCTCGCTGGCGGGGGTTTTGAGTTCAATTTTCTGGCTCCGCGACCAGGATTCGAACCTGGAACCTACCGGTTAACAGATGGCTGGAACCGTTACATTGGGTAATTCTGAGGCACACCCAATCTCAGAGTTTCCTACCGAATGTAACGGTGGCACGCCGGATCATGTGGGGTTTACGCCTGCGATTACGCCTGCAGTCGCACCGTTCATGACTCTGTCATGCGTGGACGCTTGGGTCATTTCCAAAGCTCGCTTATGGTCCACGACGACCATGCATCCCCGTTTCTTTCTGGCTCCAGTAGCAGCCGCATTGACCGTCCTGACATTCAGCGCGCCCGCGAGCGCGCAATCCGCTGATCTTCACGCTGACCTTCTCGCGTTGCGGCGCGAGGTCAATCAAAATCGCATCGCCGTCGCCCGCGTAGTGCGTGTCAACGACCGTTGCGAGACGCCTGATCCTGATGAGATCGTGGCACTCATGGCAACGGCGAATGCGCTGTCGCGACGGGCGAGCGCTATCGCCCCGCGTGTAGCCGCGCGTGACCATGTGCTGGCCCTTGGCTTGGCGGAACAGGCCGAAACTAGCTACGTACACCTAAGGTTCCTCGAGGCGCCCGACATCTGCTACGTGCCGCCAGCTGAATAGAGTGTTAGTACCAGCTCTGACCATTCATGACCTTGCTGATGCGATCCGGTCCACCACCAGCTATAGGAGAAGCGGCTGACCGCTTGGTAACGCTTAAGGAGTGATATGACGACCAAGGTCACCCATCAGGCATCGGGCGCGAGCCGGCCTCAAGCGATGGTTACAAACTTCGACATTGACAAACTCCGCGCCGAGATCGAGCGGCTTACGCTGGCGGACCGACAATGGGCCGACCACGTCAGGCGTCTGAGTGAGGACAACGAACGGCTCAAGGCCGACCCGTACCAGGCCGGCTACATCGACGGGCACCATGATGCTCACGCTCGACGCGGCGAGTCATACCGCGACTGCCCTCGTTGCGTCAGCCAGACATAAGAAGTAATAGCTCTTACAAAGCGCCCTCGAGCTTTGGAACCCCGCCAACACGCGGTCCTTCAAAGCTGACCGCCCGAGCCACCGCGCCAGACCCCCTGAACTCAGGAACGCAGCAACTCGGGCGGGCTAATGCAATCGCTTGCCGCTGATGCCGAACCAGTACGAAACGACGATCGCCGCTAACGCCACCCCGCCGCTGGCGATGGCTCCTTCCTGAAACACGACGATCAGCAAGAACACGCCCACCAGCACCGCGAGACTGATCAGAAACTGGAAGATCAGATAGACCAGCTCATAGCGCGCGGTGAGGAGCTCGGTCTGGTCGGCCGGCAACCCCCTCGGCGGCGACTCGAGACGATACGTGGCCTGCTGCTCTTCCATTTACGGAACGAGCTGCGCCGCGGCCCAGCTCGCCAATCCAATCGGGACCATCGCCACGCCGCCAACCTGCACATTGAATGCAGCCAGCACGAAAACGATCACGGCCACGAGCACCAGCAGGCGCGAAACGGTCACATATCCGGACACAACAACCCCTCCTCCCATTCGAGTCGCTCGCGCATCCACCTAAAGAAAAGAATCGAATCCAGCCAGCGCTGGTCGAATAAGGCCAGGTGCGCGCCGCAGCATGTCTTGCCGTCGCACGCGCAGTTATGCACGATCGCCAGCGTCAACGCCGCCGCCTCGTCGCTCGAGCCGTGCCACACAGGAAGCGGCACACGCGGCACAGCATCACCGCTTGCCTGTTATCCAGAGGCCGTTCCATGCGCCCCACGCTGCGGCCTCGCTGGCGTCCATCTGCTGGCCGACGCCCTTCCAGGTCGGCGCGGGATTGGCGAGGTAGAGCAGTTCTGGACCCAGCGCTCTGGCGCCCGAGTGGTGATACCAGCGAGCTCCGTTGATCTGTAGCGGATAAATGCCCGCGACGCGCACCACGTCGTCGACATTCAGGAGTTGCTTGCGCTGGACGGTGTAGCCGAGCGCGTTGAACATCGTCTCGAGGTCGCACATGTCCGCGCGCGCCAGCCCATAGGACGGGTCCACAGCGCCGGGGTAGGTGTACCAGCGCAGCGCATCCACCACGTCCCACTCGGTCCACGGATGCCCCAATCGACCGTCATGGACGCTATTGAGAAGCCATGCGCTCGAGGCGCACGAGCACGTCCAATCCGCGGTCTGGATGACGGGCGGCGTGGTTGGGTCATACGTGCAGCCGAGCGGCCCGGGCCGCGGCTCAGGCGGAAAGGGCGGCCGCTCGTTCGGCATCCACGGCCTGCTGGGCGCCCAGAACGGGGCCGCGCTAATCGTTGCAGAAGTAGGCACCGTGTTCTGGATCCCATCCCAGGACTGCTCCACTGGAGAAGCCCTGCTGTACACCCGCCTCGGTCTCGATCTCGGGCGTGACCGGCACTCCGATGTACTGCGGTGGATCGGCCTGCCGCAGGCTGCGCCAATAGCGGTAAATGCCTGCGTCGGGATTGAATGGCAGATCCTCGATCACGCTGGTCCACAGTTCGTCGTCGATGTACGAGCCAGTCACGACGGGCACTCGATCATCAGGTACGGTGCCCACACCTTGTTTACCGCTACCTCGAACTGGATCACCAGCCGATAGCGCTTTCGAGGCAGCAAGCCCGTCACCGTCTGGGTCAGATCGGTGCCGGCGATCGCGACGTCGCCCAGGCGCCCCGCGGCGTAGTCAAGACCCGTGTCGATCTGTACCAGCTGCGCGGTGGCATTCGAGATCGCCTCGCCCTCGAGCACGATGCCCGAGGCGTCGAACGTCAGCGGCAGCGTTTCCCCACTGCCCATCTCGAACGGACTATGAGATACAGCAAGATCGCGACAACTCATCAGCGCACCCCCACGACAAAGCGGGCTCGACGACCCGGAACGGCGAACTCACCCGAACGTTGGCCAACGACGAACTCGGCGTGCCGCGTGTCCACGGCGAAGCGCTTCGCCGGCGCGCCCGTATCCGACATGCTCAAACTCACGGTCTGCGACACGCTCGCTGTCACGAGGATCTCGTACAGCGGCGTGACGTCGGCGACCTCGAGACTGACCGATTGCGCCTGCTCGATAGAGCGCATGAGCTCGATCGCCTGCTGACGCTGCAGCGCGGTCGGCTGCACGATCGACACGACCAGGTCGAGCCCGCCGGCGAGATATGCCGAGGTCGCCTGCACCACCGAGCGCGTGAGCGTGATGACACGCCCGAGGTCCAGCGAGCGCGTCTGCACCACGCTCATGACCTCGAGCTGGACCGGCAGTCCCGACAGGCTCGCGCTCGTCGGCTGGCTCAGCGTCGGCCGTGTGAGGCGTACCTGCTGCAGCAGGCGCACGGCCGTGCGTTGAGTGACGGCGCGCGTGCGCCCCGCCTGCCGCGGTCCGAGACGGACGCTGGTGGCAACGCGGCGATTGCCGACTGTCGCGCGGCGGATGGCGATCAGCTTGCTCAGCGTGACCGCCATGCTCTGGGTCGTGGCGACCAGGACCGAGGCGCCGCGCGTCATGGCCACGCTGACCGCGTGCGCCTGGGTGATCGCGACCACCACCGACACCCGCCGCCACAGCGACACGCTGACCGCGGTTGCCTGGCTGATGGCCACAGTGAGCTGGACTGCGGTTGGTAGGCGGTAGACCTCGAGCGCGACCGCGGCCGGCTGGGCGACCGCCAATGTCAGAAAGCGTGGCTGCAGCCGCAGCGAGATCGCCGTGCCCTGACTGGCATTACCCGTCAGCGGATAGATCGTGCCGCCGGGGACGACCGTCGTTTGGAGGGCGACCGCGGTCGCCTGCGTGGCCGAGACCAGGACAGGCGTCGCCGGCGTACCGTTGACGTCGACCATGACGCCGATCAGACCGGTCTGCCGCTCGAGGATAATGCCCGTGCGGTTGAGATCGACGGTGACGCCCACCGCGCCGGTCTGGCGCTCGAGCGTGATCCCGGTGCGCCGAAGGTCGACCGTGACCCCGACGCTGCCGGTTCGTCGATCTGTCATTGGGGCTCTAGCGGACGGTCGTGCCGGCCTCGAGCGCGCTCACGGCGGCGACCGTCCATGCCGTGCTGGTGGCGGGATCGGTTTCGTACAGCTGCCGGAAATACTGAGCCGACATGACCAGGTTTTGCGCCGTGCCCTCGTTGGTGGTGGCGCCGCTCTTGACCGTCAGGCCGAGCGAGCCGGTGCCCGTATCGTTGTTCTGTCCATAGGCCAGGACTTCGCAGCAATTGACCGTCCACGAGCCGGCCGGTACATCCTCGAGCGTGTACAGGTCGCGCGTACCGACCGTCGCCGAGTAGACGTAGTCGGTCATCGATGGCGGCAGCTCGTCGACTTGCGACCAATTGGCGCCCGAATCCGTTCCGCCGCGCGTGAGAGCCGTGGTGCTGCCCGCACCGTTCGGTTTCAGCAGATAGATTCTGCCATCGCCGATCTGGCCATTGTTGATGGTACCTGCGATGTCATTTATGGCGATATCGTCAAATGCGACGTAACTACCGGGGTTAGCCATGGTTGTAGCGCCCGAGGCTGTGTGACCGAGCCTCAGTTCCTGCACATTCGCGTTTGCGCTCGCGACGTTATCGCCTGAGAAGTTGATGAGCCGAGCACCATCTAACCAGACCTCGGTTATACCGGCCGATGGACTGGTGATCTGACTGCGCCAATCGATCAGATGCCACGCGTCAACTGACATCGAAAGACTGCTGGTGCCCAAGAGCGTCCCAGCAGACGATGACTGAAGTCGGGCGCGAATGAGACCTGAGTTGCAATCATATGTTAGGCAATGCTGCGCACTACTTGCTGAGTCATAGAACGAAGCGAAGACCACCTCGGCCGAGATGACTGTCGGATGGAAATAAACACCGAAACGTACCCAGGTCTCGGTTTTTGATGCAGCCAAGTTAAACCGCTGGTATGAAGGGTTCCAACTAGTGGCCGTCGTATGTGTGACTTTCAGGCAATACGATCCGCTACGCGGGTTAGGCGTAGCAGTTACAAGGCCGAGCGTGGTGCTGGACCCGATTACAGAAATGCCCGACTCGGCGATATCGCCCGTCTCATAGCCACACGTCAGTAGGCGTGTCATCGGGCTATGTGTATTGAACGCGGGCAGTGAACTGTATGCTGTCGCCCGAGTTCAGCGCTTGCGATAGCCCGTCGAAGATCGCATAGAGCGATCCGCCCGACGGCGGCGAGCCCGTACCCGCGGCATCAAAAATCCCCAGGTTGGTGATCGTCTTGTTCGCATTCGCCGTGAGCGTGCCCACGACCTGATGCGTATCGTTAGTGACCGTGGTCGTGTACTGGGTCGATGTGCCTGTCGCACGCGCCTCGGTGGCCGCCGTAGACACGTCGGTGCTCGAGGCTGAGCCCGCGCCTGCGCCCGTGCCCCAGCCGAGATAGCGTGGCTCGGCTTGCGTCGGCGACGTGCCGAACATGCGACCGCTGATTACTGCTTTACCCGCGTTCGGAACCAGGCTAGCCATGACGATGGTGCTCCTTTGTCTTCAGTCGTATCGAATGTGGCGATCTGGCCGAGCTCCTCGACTCGGCGCTGCTTACAGGTGAGCGGACAGCTCTTATGCACCGCGCACTTGCGGATGATCCGCGCCTCGAGCGATCCAGACGTCGGCTGCGGCGCATCTTCACTCATCCGACGATCGTCGCCAAGCGGGCAGGGATAGCGGTCAGCGGTGGTGTGACGCCGCACCACTCGTTCGACCAGATGCTGGCGCCCCAGTCGAATGCCATCGCATCGGTGCCAGGAAAGTAGAGGTTGACGAGTTTTATCTGGAGATGCGTCGGCTCCTCGGTGGTCGTGATCCAGGTGTCATCATCGGTGAGCGGCTGGATCTCTTCGGCATACACGTCACCTAGGAGCCACCCAGTCTGGGCAACCGGGGTCGAACTCCCCAGATAGTTGAACCAGAGTTGGATGGTGCAGTTTCGAGCAACCTCTCCGATCGCGTTGAAGTGCGCCCAGACCAGAATCTTCGATAGGTTGCACGACGTCGTGCCGAATGCCGCAGGCAGCATGATGTCGTAAATGAGGGATCTATGCCCTGCGTCGGGGGCTGGAAAGTCCGCGTTGTACCAGGGCCCAGAACACGGCGGGTCGTTGTTCAGGTAGGTGTTCGCCGGTAGAAAGACCGAGCACGTCGGTTCGCCCGGATCGCCGGTGCAGAAACCGTTGTACGGCGGGTCGCTGGCACCCATCAGGGCTCGAGCCGCCTGATGCGCAGCGCGACATGGATGCGCATGATGGTCGCCGCGCTGGTCACCGAGAAGCGCAGGTAATCGCCGCGCTCGAGGTAGGTGTCCGACCAGGCGCTCACGTCTTCCTGCGCAAAGTAGCGGCCGCTCGAGATGGCAAGCCCGCTCGAGATCGTCGTCCAGCTCGGCGAGGCGCCGCCCACTGAGCGGGCAACGGTGACGGCGACCGAGCCCGATGTGCCGTCGAACTCCTGCAGGAACGCGCCCGTGACACGACTGCGAAAGTCCACTCTGAGCGCCGCGGCCACGCCGGCCACGATCACACTCGCGCCGTCGCCGATGATGACGTTGATACTGTCGACCTCGGGACCAGCAGAATTGCCGACGAGCTCGCGCGTATGGTCGTCGACCCGCTGCATCAGTCGCTCGACGAACTGAATCGCCACGGTGTCGGCCATCAGATTGGCGGCTCGGTGTAATCCTGTGGCAAGCCGCCGCCGGTGAGTCCAAACGTCGCAACCCACCCTTGCGTGCTGAACTCCCACGCATAGTCCTGCACCCAGAAAGGACCTTCAAGTGCCAGCCGAGGCTGGGTGCCCTCGAGCAATACGGTCTGACCCGGCCCGTGAAGATCGTCGCGCCACGTCCTGAGACTGGCCTCAACGAACTCTTTATTGACATCATTCAAGACGGCATCGGCGATGGTCTGGGCATTTAGCCCGGTCTCTTCTGCGGGCTCCCCGTCTTCGTCATTACCGTCTTCGATCATGTCGCTTGAGAAATGCTCCCAACGGTCGGGTGTGCCAGGAATAGGCCCGGCGGTCGCGATGCCGAGGACCGGGCCAGCGAAATTGCCGTAATCGTGTCCGGTGACGCGGACATTGTTTCGGGTCTGCTCGGTATTTCTCGAGGCCGTCGAGCCGTCGAGCACGTCGCCATCGGTCATCGTGAACGATGGCGTCTCATTGGGATGGCCGATCATCTGCACGCGGTAGATGGTGCCGTCGTGCGTCTGGTACGTCCTGTAGAGCGTGGCGCGGTCGAGCTGTTGGATATACGACCAGGCCGAGGTGCCGGCCGCCCAGTAGAACGCTTCGGGCGCCGACAATCCGAGCGTGATACCCGTGCCGCCGATGTTGCCAGCGGTGTAGACGATGTTCGGTACATGGTCGAGCGCCCATTGGACGATTGCCTGATCGGTCGCACCGTCAGGGAACTCGACGTCGAACTCGATATCTTCGTCCGGCGCCCACTCCGCGGCGTAGGCGAGCGTGCCCATCGCCAGCATCTCGATCGACTTGGGAAACGCGATCGGCCGAAAGCGTCGCACCTTGCCCACAAAACGCGTCTCGACATTCGACAGACCAGCCACAACGTTGATGTCGTCCTCTTCGTTGCCGACCAGCGGCTTGGCGGTCACGAACACGCTGCACTGCGGCCAGCCTCGGTCGGCCGAGACCTGGCCGCGGGCGCCGATGACGTCGGTGAGCAGATTGCCGCCGAAGGTGACCTCGAGCACGCCGCCGCGGACCATCGCGACGGTCATGGCGCCGGCGCCGTGAGCAGGAATGTCGCGGTTCCAACGCTCTGTTGATTCGGCAGCCACCGCGAGCGCTCGCAGCTGGTCATGACGGCGAACCACGCGCCGAGCCCATCAATCGTCAGCAGACCTTGCCCGGCACCGCGCAGCACGTCGAGCACCACCGTGTCGCCGCCGATCGGACTGTGGACAGCGTAGGTCGTGGTCAGCAGCGAGTACAGCGCCTCCCACTCGGCGGCATCGATAAAGTAGGTGCCGACCGTGAGCTGCGGCAGATCGTCCTGGTTCGAGTGTCGGGCGCCATTGATGGTCGCCCTGAATGTCGCGGTCGTGAGGTCGACGACAAACGAGGTCATCGCCGCACGCCTGAGACCTTGACGACGGTCGGGCCCTGCGCTTGCTTCTCGGCTTCCACGAGCTGCTTGAACACCTCAGTCTGAAACTCCTCGGTGCCGAGGTTGATGGTGAGCTCGATCGCCTGACTTTTTTGGGCGGCGATTTGCGATAGGTAGCCATTGGCCGTCTGCTGTGCAGTCACCTGTTCCAGCTGGCGTTGACTGTTGATCTCGAACAGTTGCGCTTCCATACCGAGCCGCGTGGCACCACGCTCGGCCAGGGTGACGCCGCGGCCGGCCTCGAGCGCCGCGAGCTCAGCGCCGGGCATCGCGCGCCCGATACTGCGCAAGTCTCGGCGTGCGGCGCTGCGCTCCTCGGCACTCATGCTCCGGTTGGCAGCAATCAGTTGGGCGCGCTGCTGAGCGAAGCGCAGGTCCTCGAGCGCTTCAGTCGCCGGCAGCGCGGCCTGACGTGCACGGATCTGCTGCTCGGTCATCTGCCGCTGTCGCTCGGCCATCTCGGTCATCGCCGGCAGCATGCCGAGCCGAATCTGCGCCTCCTGGGCCGCCAGGTCGACAGCTTGGCGCTGCAGATCAAGCTGGTGCTGCTGGACACTGGTGATATCTCGGACGGCAGCTTCGGCCTGATCGCGGAGCGCTATTTCTCTGAGTGTCTGGATCCGCCGTTCCTCGGCACGAGCAGACGCCGCCCGTTCAGTCGCCGATGCCCCACTGGCCGCGAACTGCTCGAGTGGCTTGGGAGTAACCCGCTCGAGGCCCCGTCGCAATGCTTCGGCGGCGCTCTCACCGGCGCGCGCCCCAACATCCGAGCCGAGTGGCACTGGCGGCGCCGGTAGCGGCCCGATGATTGGCAGTCCCTTCTCGATCGCGGCGGCGCGCTCGCGCACTTCCTGCTCGGTTGGCATCTTCTGCCATTGTTCGAGCCAGGTAGTGAGCCCATCGGTGGCCGCCTTCTGTTGAATGGCGACCTCTTTGAGTGCAGGCGCGAGCAGACTGCCGAGTTTCTTACTCAACTCTTCGCTCGAACGTGCCGCTTGCCGCTGAGCACCCTCCAGAGTGCTTGCGCCGCTGGCAGCCAACCCGCTGAACTGTGCCGTCTGGCGCAGCAGCTCGCCGTAGCGAATCTGCGCCTTTTCGGCATCCGTCATGCGTTCGAACGTGTTCCTTACTGAGCCGTTCAGTGCGTTGTTTTTGATGAACGTGTCGTTCAACGTGAGGCCCAGAAACTCGCTGGCTTCCGCTTCGCCGCGAATGGCCGACTGCACACGCTCGAACGCTTCGGCGACGCCGATGCCCCGTACAGTCGCCAGATCGGCGGAAGCCTGGATGAGCTTCTGTGTCTGATCGGTGGTCAGACCGTAGTTCGCGGACAGCGTTCTGGCCGAGAGTGCCGCTTCGAGAATGGCGGTATTGCTGAAGCCTGTCGCCGCACCGAGCCGTTGCGCAAACTGGGTGAAGCTGCCAGCGGCCGAGCCATAGGCCGCACTTGTGGCCCGCGCCACGCGCTGCGATTCGGCGAAGACGCCTGGTGCGTCGGCCACGAACCCGACGAGTTGCTGCACTGCTTGCGCCGCATATTGAGCGGCGGATTGCACGCCGAGAAATGCCGCGCCGGCTGACAGGGCAGACCGCGCGGTGATGTTCATACCTTCGCTGGACTGGCTTGCCTGGCGTTGGACCCGACGCAGCGCCTCGTTCGTCGTTTCGGCACCCGACGTATCAGCAACGGTGCGCAGCAGCAGGCGCAGATCGGCTTCAGCCATCAGTCCTCATCCAGATCGCCAATGAACTCATCGTCGGGGCCCAGCCCCTCGTACGCGCGCGCGACCTTGCCCTCGATGACCAGCAGGCCGAGTAGCTGCTCGCGCTCGTCGGCCGGCACGTCGCGATACAGAAACGGGCCGCCACCGAAGCGCTCGGCGAGGAGGATCGGCAGATAGGCATTCGGTGGTGCAGCCCCTATCCGCTCGGCTGGCTTGCGTCGCTGGTCCTGGAGGTAGGCGAGGAGCTGGCGTCGGGTCCTTTTGGGACTTCGGTTGCCGCCCGCACGGCCTCGACGTAGCGCGCAAACAGGAACGTCAGCACGCCATAGGGCAGGTCGAGCTCTTTCTCGGACGCGACCGCGCGCGGGACGGGGACCGGTTCGCCTCGCTCGTCGACGAAATTCCACTCCAGCACGATCTGGCCGAACGCCGACCACCATCCGTCCTCGAATGCCACGAGCTGGTCGTAGACCGAGCTGCGCGGATTCAGTCGGACGGTTGCATGCCAGCCCGCATAGCCGATCTCGTCGAGCGCGATCTCGGCGGTCTTGATCGGAAACGCGACCGCGGTCCCATTGCGGACGCCCTGATCGAGGAGCATCACAGATTGTCGATCGCCGTCCCGCGGGCATCGGCGGTCACCGTGATCGTCTGCGCCGCTCGCGAACCGCTGCTGTAATTGAAGTCCACATCGGACAGCACAGCGTAAAACTTGGTCATGCTGGTCGGGTAGTTCGGGTACACCCCGAGCCACACGCCCGTCTCCACAGTGCGAGCCGCGTGCAGCGTGGTGTCATCCAGGTCGTAGAACCCCTGCATCCGGATATTGGATTTGGGATAGCCCTTGACCGAGGTCTCGTTGCCGTCCTGAAACGAGGTGGTGTCGACCCGATCGGGCTGGCGCTCGATGTCGACTTGGCTGACCGAGCCGAGCAGGACGAATGGCCCGGTGGTCGTGGCGGTCATGAACACGGCCGTGTGCTTACCGTGAAGTCGGGTAACCAAGATCAGTCTCCTTCCGCTGAGAGCTCAGCAACGATCTGGGCCGCGCGGGCGGCGAACGTGTGCGGCGCAATGGCGGCGCGCATCGCCTCGGCACGTTGTTGCCGGGCGCGGTCGTCGTACAGGAGCTGGCGCACCAGGTCCTCGAGTTGCTCGGGACTATCGAAGGTCGGTGCGGCTTCGCCGAAGGTGTCCAGGAGCTCGGCACGCGCATCGCTGCACAGCAAGGCACCGCCCGTGGCGGCCTGTTCGTAGCAGCGCGGGTTCATGCTCTCGGCACCCGCGACGTGGCGGCCGGAGGCCAGATCGACCGACGTGCGGTGCAGGTTCAGCCCGATTTTTGCCGCGCGATACAGCGCGGTCGTGTACTCGTTACTGACGAAGCCGACGTACAGGTAGGGCTCGAGGACTGCCCGCTTCCGCTCGTTGTCCGGATTGGGAAAACGCTGAAAATCGAACAGATCGGCGCTGCCGTAGATGCCGAGGTTGATGCCGGTCCAGTCGACGGCGCTCAGCAGGTCGATGCGCTCTTGCCACAGCGTGCCGACGAACACCACGTCGTGCGCGGGGACGTCAGGGTCCGGCGCCGCCGGGCAATGCCGTGCGGGATCGTAGGCGTGCCGCAGATAGAACGTGTTCGGGTTGGCCTCGCGCAGCACGGGCACGCTGGTGCGCTCGTTGGTCCACACGACGTCGACCTGCTCGGCGATCTCGGACTGCCGCTCATCCTCATACGGGCTCTCGGTCAGGACCATGGCGGTGCGGACATGCGCTTGCCGCAGCATCGCGTACACGGCGGGATGGACGATGCCTGAGGCGACGAACAGCACCCGGTCGACCTCGTGGTACAGCGCGTACTGCACCACCTCCGACGAGGCGTGGAACAGCACATTGTTGGTGTCGGGCTCTTGCCCGGGCGGCGAGCCCGCACCCTCGAAGCGCAGCTGTAAACAGCGGCTGGCATGCTCGAGGCGAGTGTGCGTTCGGAATTCACCCACCTGCTGGCCAATGGCGCGCAGTCCGCCGACGATGCCGTTGTAGACGTCGATGGTGCTGTGGGTCGGACCTGGCGCGCAGCACAAGATCCTCATGCCCGAGCTACCAGGTACAGATCGCCGCGGTCGAGATGCTCTTCGCACACGAGCACTCGCAGGCCGGCATCTTCGGCCCACCCGACGAGCTCATCGCCTGACACATTCCGATAGAACTCGCCATCTCGCAGCGGGCCGCCGTCGATGCCCGAATGCGGCGCGCGTGGGTGCGTGGCGCAGGTAACCAGCAAGCGACCGCCAGGTTTTCTCAAGATCGCCGCCGCGTTGCGCACGATAGCGCACGCCTGGTCGGTGTGCTCGAGCGTCTCCGTACACACGACCAGGTCGGGTGTCTGGATAGGGACGAATGTCGCCCCATCGGCCTGGATGTCGACGCCGGGCCCCGCCCGCACATCGATGCCCGTATAGCTGGCCGCGTGCGCCAGGAACGGCCGTACGGAGCCGTTGAGATCCCGCGACCCGATCTCGAGTACGTGGTAGCCCTGGACCTGGCGACCGCCGAGCGCGCGCGCCGCGAACCGCATCGCTTCGGGATGCATGCCTAGGCCAGCACTTCCACGTCGAATCGCACGCCGATAAATTCAGGCGCGCGGCCGTCCTCATCGGCGCCGACGCGCATGGTCCCATAGTCACGCCAGCCCATGACCGTGGCACTGTGCGCGCAACCACCCAGACTCGGGTCAGCTTCCAGCGCGCACGGAATACTGGCCGGACCTTCGGTGGCGAGATACGCGTCGAGGTCTTCTTGCACGGACTGCAGGTGGCCGAGCTGAAGCAGCAACGTGATCTCGAACTGGTGCGTCACCGACCCGCCCTCGTCCTCGTGATAGGAACCGCTCAGAGGACGGACGACCGCAACCGGCGGATTGATCGTCGTCGGCCAGACATCGTACGCGCGCAACTCGCTAATGGTCTCCAGACGCCGCCTGAGTCCGACGCGGATGTCGCGAACCGAGGAGGTCATCGTGTCCAGATCCGTTCGATGTAGCGTTTGGCTTCCTCGACGCGGCGTCGCAGGGCGGTCCTGGCCGGGGTGATCGTGTCCCGAAACCAGCGCTGGTGAGGCGACTTCGAGCCGTACTCGAGCAAGCGTGGATAGCGATACCCGCGCGAATACTTGCGGCTGCGCCGGCGCGCGGTGACCGACACGCGCGCCCAGGTCGGCACCGGGCGCGCGTCGAGCCGATGCGTGATGCTTGCGACCAGACGACCCGAACGCCGCGGCGCCGCGCGCTCGACGAGCTGCACAGCATCGGTAACTGTCGCTTTCATGGCGCCCTGCAGCGGAGGAGCGAGCAAGACCTCTTTACGCAGCTTGCGCTGTATCGCAGCGAGACCCTCGACCCGCACATTGACACGGATAGGCACTACACGACCACCATGCGCTTGAATTGACTCAGAATGAGCTTGCTGTAGTTCGACAGACTGACCGTCGTAGGCGCCGCGGCGCCGCCGCCGTCGCCCGCGGTCATGCCGTAAGGCGTGACGTTGGCTTGCGCCTGGAACAGTGATTCGCGAAGGCACACGGCTTCGACGCCGCTGGGCAGATCGGCCAGCTCGCAGAAGCCTCGGCGAACGGTCAGCCTGATCCCTCGAGGCACGCCCACCGGGAAGCGATAGCGCCCGGCAGCCGTCACTTCGATCCACCAGTAGGGCCGCGGCTGGCTGCCGGTCTGCGCGTTGTAGGGACCGAGCACATAGTCGGTTGGCTCCCACGCCGTCTCGAACGTGCCGGAGCCCGCGTGGTCGGTTTCCAGGTTGGTGACCGCCAGGATGTCGTCGACCAACAGCTCGTGGTCGAATTGCGCCGTGTAATACAGCGTTTCGATCGTGGCGGCGAATTGCGTGTTGCACTCGGCATCGATCAGCCGACTGACCGCTTCGATGATGCCCTCGAGCATCTCGTCACTCCGCGTATCGCCTATGCCGAGCTGTGCCTTTAACTGGCTGAGCGAGCAGTAGACGGCTGCCGAGGGCATCGTCATTTGGTCAGGTGGTCGGTGGCGCCGGCTCGGGCTGCGGTCCGCGTTCGCGCGCCTCGTCGCCCTCGTCGACGGGCTCGGGCTCCGGTCGTGGATCGGGTTGTTCGATGGATCGCATGTCTATGGCCTCCTCATCTCAGGTCGCTGAGTTGGCGTAGTACTTGATCGGTGCATTCGTGCCGCCCGCGTTCGCGAGCAGCCCATCGGTGCGCACGAATGCCAGGAAGCCGGCCTGGAGATAGTCGGCGTAGCGCTCGTCCAGGCGCAGCACGCGCAGGTCCTGCACCTCGCGGATCAGGTAGTAGCTGAAGTCGCCAAACAGGATCGACTTCGCATTGGCCGCCATCACCGCCACGTCCTGATTGATGACGTACGGATAACCCAGGATGGTGGGCCGTTCGCCGAGCGCCATGTCCTGCTGCCACAGCGGGCGGTTCTGGGAGTCCTTGATCTGCTTGATCGCGCGCAGTGTCGAATCGTTGAACATCCACTCGGCGTTGTCGCGATACGCCGGGTCGACCGAGTGGATCAGGTTGACGAGGTTGTCGTAGGTCACACCCGTCGCGTTACCGGCCGCCGTCGTGCCGTACGATTGCGCGCCGGTGACCACACCCTCGGGTTGGCTCGTGCCGGTGCCGGTGGTGAATTGCGCGTTGACCGCTCGAGCGATCCTGGTCGCCAGTGCGCGCGCCAGCCAACCGTCGACGTCGAAAAACGCATCCTGCAACATCTGGAAGCTGACGCGCACGAGCTTGGAGGTGTAGACGTACGACTTGAGCGTCTTGACCGCGAACGTGAAATCCTGCTCGGTGACCTGCGTGTTTTCGGTGAGCAGCGCGCCGACGTTGGCCGTATCGTCGACCAGTGGAATCGGCATGTCCGCACCGCTGGCGGTTTGCACCACGGTCGCGCGTGATAGGCGGACACCGCCGATGGCTTTCATCGCCTCGATCAAGCGGCGATAGAAGTCCTCGGGAATGAGGGCGCCGCCCGCGGTCGCCGGTGTGGTCGCCATGGCACGCGTGTCACTGGCACCACTGAAGTACGGCTGAAATACCTCGCGGTCCTCAGCGTTCATACCGCCGACGCCGTGCCGAATGTAGGTACTGAACGCCCGGGCGTAGCGCTCATCGCTCGGGAAAAATGACCGCTCATTCGAGCTCGCCGCGCGCACGATGGCGTGGACCGGTGCCGGCCGGGTGACCGCCAGCGATTGCGCACCATTGCTCGACGGCTCCGAGATCGTCGCCGTTTGCTCGTCCAGCTCGCGCAGGTATTCCTGGTATTCGATGGTTTCGCTCAGAATGCCGACCCGCGTCCGGCTGCGCTCGACGGCCGAGCGTTCCTCGTCGGACAGGCGGCGTTCCTCTCGCGCGGCCACATCTGCTACGGACCGAATATGTTCGCGCAGCTCGGCGCGCTCGCGCCGTGCATCGTTTACGTCCATTGGTTGTCCTCGAGCCACGAATTGATTTCGTCGAACTCCTGTTGCCAGGTTGTCGGCTCCGGTTGCGAGTGGTTGCCCGGCTCGGTTCCCGTAGTGGCTGGCGCCTGCGTCGAGTGGTTGCCCGGCTCAGACAGCAGGTAATGCTCGATACTGGCGATCGCGGACCGCGCCCACGCCTCGGTCTGCGGGTACGCGGGGAAGGTGACCACCGACACGTCGAAGAGGCGGGCTTCCTGAAGGGTCACCTCGAGTGGCTTGCCCGGATCTTCGGCGGGTTCCTCGGTCCATTTGACCGGGCGGAAGCCGAAGGACATCTGCGAGATATCGCCACGTTTCATGCTGACCATCAGGTCGCGCGCCCATTGGGCGTCGGGTGGCACGATCTCCACTGCGAGCCCGTGCTTATCCTCGCGCAACTGGAGCGTGCCGGCCCGATTGCGGCCCAGCACGTAGTTGGGATCGTGGTTGACCAGCGCACGCACGTCAGCTTCGCGGATCGTTTTCCTGAACGCGCCCGGTGCGATGCGTTCGCGGAACACGCCAGGAATGATGTCCGCCCATTCGTTGAAGACCGCGGCATACCCGCGAATCGTCGGCGTGTCGTCATCGTCAGTGCCCGAGCGCACCTCGAGGTTCTGGAGAGTGACGGTCCGATGCTGGATCACGTCTGGATCGAACACCCGCAGCTCAGTCGTTACCATCGGTCGCATTCTCCTCGGCTGCTGGCGCCGAGGGCGCCGGTTGTGATTGCTGGCCTGCCTGGTCGATCGGGACCATGTTGCCGTTGACGAGCAGCTCGTCGCCGCCCTCGGCCGGGTTCATGTCCTCGAGCTCGCGAATCTCGTTGGCCGTCATCCAGCCGTTCTGGCGCGCCGTGGCGTAGGCGTTGAAGCGGCTCGCGATGTCGCCGCGCACCAGTCCGCCCAGGTTGAACTTGACGAACAGACGCCCGCGCTCGGCTTCGGTGAACAGCGTGCGATTGAGCGCCTTCTCGATGCGCACGGCCCACGGCGCAATACACAGCGTCGCGAACTCCTGCCCCAGGTGCTCGACGTTGGAAAAGGTCGCCCGATCCAGATCGTTGATCAGGTGCGCCGGCACGCGATACAGCCCGGCAATCTCGGAACGCGTGTATTTGCGCGTCTCGAGCCATTGCGCGTCATCGTTGGGCATGCCGATCGACTGCCACTTGAGACCGTTTTCGAGCACCGCGACCCGGTGTGAATTGCCCGACACGGCGCTGTGCGCCGCTTCCCAGGAGGCTTTGAGGCGGTCGATCGCGTCCGGCGACAGTTGCCCGTCGAGCTGCAGCACACCGCCCGGACGCGAGTCGTTAGCAAAGAACCGCGCGCCGTAATTTTCGGTCGCTTTGGCTATCCCAAGTGACTCACGCGCCAGGGCGACCGGGGTATAGCCCACGAGCCCGTCGAAGCTGAGCCCGCGAATGTGCAGGATGCGATCGCTGCGCCGCCGGCGTGGCTGCCCGTCCTCATCGGTCGTTTCGTAGACCAAGGCGTTGCGCGAATTGCGAACGGGCCTGGTGCGGTCCGGGCGCAACGGCCAGATCGATGACAGATCTCCGTCCGCGGAGCGCTGGACTTCGGCGTAGCCGTTGCCCCACAGCAGCACGTGCCCCGTGAGCGTTTCGAACAGGTCGACGGTCGACATCTCGTCGTTTGGCCCGAGGTCGAGCGCACGCGCCGCGGGATGGCTGCTCACCAGCTCGCGACCGCGCGCGATGCGCCGATACACGTGCACCGGTAGTGTGCCGATCGTCTCGGCGATCACCCGCACACACGCGTAGACCGTCGCGATTTGCAGTGCATTTGAAGGGCTGATGTAGGCGCCGGAGGCACTCGGGATCGCCCCAAATGCAGCCAGGAGCGAGGCACCGGACAGTGGCGTCGTCGGTCGCTCGAGCGCGCCCGGCTGCTGACGCAGCATGAGCAGTTGACCGAGCCGCTCAAGCATCGACACCCTAGACCACCAGCAGCCCGCGGTCCTCGTACACCGAGTGACCGCTCAGCCCTTTGGCGACCGCGTCGAGCCGCGCACCCCAGCTCAACACGGCCGCCATCGCCGCATCGATCTTTCTCAGCGAGTTCTTGTGTTCCTTGCTGATCGTGTACAGCCGCTCCCCATCCTCGTCGCGTAGGTTCACGTCGCGCTTGACCGCATTGCTGATATGCGCGGCAAACACCTCGGCCGGGCAGCGCTGGTCCCTGGACTGACGCACACGGCACTGACAGCGTTCGTGCGTCAGCTCGCCGCGACGTACGGCGGTTTCAAATGCCTTCAGCGTGCGCGTCATGCGCAACTTCTGTGTGTTCGTCTGCAGGAAGACCACCCTGTCCTCGCCATAACGGCCCATCCACCGCGCAATCGTGTCTTCCCACCAGTACGGATCGGCGTACAGCCGCCAGACCGAGAATCGTTCGAACGCCCCCTCAACGGCCAGGTCGACCTCGCCGACCGGTACCTCCCACTCCGGCGGCGCCAGCTCAGGCCGCTCCCACACGCCCACGACCCACTGGTAGCCGGTCGCTACGACCGTGGCGACCAACGCTGTTGCGTCGCGTGTCCTCGAGCCGTCGAATCCGAGCGTGACCACCGTGCCGCGCGGCACATCCTGTGTGCTCTCAGCTGATGCCCACTCGTCCGCGGTGATCCAGGTATTGGTTTCCTGGCGGATCTGGTTCAAGTAGTACCGCCGCCGCGTTACCTCCGGGTCGCGCTCGTCGCGCGCATCGATCATGATGCGGTCGACCGATATCCACGAGGAGTCGCCGCGGGCAGCCAGAATCCCGTTCCGCAGCGATTCGTCGTCCTCGAGCCTGGTGTCGGCAGATGCCTCGGTCGAGTCGTACAGGATCTCACCGTCGTCGCCGTCGGCGACATACTTTGTCCAGTCGCTCTCGGCTACTGACCCTTCGCCAATGCGATGCGCATTGGTGATCGCCAGCCCGCGCCCGCCTACTTTCGCGCTGTTGCGGCGGATCGTCTTGGCCATCTCCTGCCCGTCATTGTTCTCGAGCCAGTGCTGCGTCTCGTTCAGGATGACCAGCGTGCTGCGCGCGCCCTCGAGCGTCTTGGGCGAGCTCGTCACCGCCTGAATCTGGGCACGGCCGCCCAGGGCGTAGATGACTTCTTTGCCAATGTCCAGGCTGTACTCGGTAGTCGCCCGCGGCGTGAACAGCGATGGGAACAGCACCATCGTGTTGCGCGTCTGTTCCTTGGACACCGCCGCGATCTGCACCCATGCCGCCGGCTGCGCGACCACGATCGGCTCTCCGTTGTCGGCCCATCCGCCGAATCGGCACGGTCCGGCCATCTCCACCGCGGCGATGACCGCGGCCAGCGGGTCTTTTCCCCAGCCCTTCATGCGGCGTAGCACCGCGTACGTCTTCACGAAGTCGCCTCGCTCGTCGATGGCGTACCACCAGGCGATAAACCGCTTCTGCTCGTCCGTGAATTGCCATGGCTGTCCAGCGATCGGTCTGTCAGGCTGCTGCAAGTACGTGGCGGCCCATTTCATCGCCACCCAGCCGAGCGTCAGTCTCGGCAGCCCAGGTGGGCCGTGCCTGATGGCCTGGGGGGGTGGCGCTGCACACGTCGTCATGCGCCCATCCGCTGGCGGAAGTCATCGATATCGGACACGCCTGGAGGCGGCACCACGTCACCTGCCGGCCGTCGCTCGACCTCGATCCGCGCGCGGCGCCGTGCCGCCTCGGTCGTTAGCAGATCGCCCATCGCCGACCACAGCCCTGCGAACGCAGGACCGTTGATCGCGCGCGATGACTCGAGCAGCCGCGTCATCTGCTCGACGAGCAGCAGCGCGGCTGCCCAGTCGGACGGCTCGAAGAACTGGGCCTGCCCGGAACGCCGCAGGTCGTGGAACCAGCGCCGAGCAATCGGGTGCGCCAACCGCGGACACGGCGGCATGGTCACCCGCCCCCGAACTTCAGCCTTATCGGTACGACCGTCCACGTTGCGGCGCCGTCGCTCGCTGCTGCGCTTCGGCAGCGGCCCCGCCTTGCCCATCAGTCCCCGTTGGAAACCCGTACACGTTGCGAGATGGC